TAATTGGCACTGCTAACATTTGTCCGTTCTTGAGTTTGGGTGCGTACCAAGATACTTCATGATACACATCCAAGATCTCAATGTCTGGGAAGCTGGGGCGGAAACTGGATCGAGGATTAAATTGAAATACCTTGAATCCACGATCATTGATACTGGTCAATGGTAACACTTCTAAGTCACCAATCTCGGGTTCACCAATTAGCACTTGCCAGTCCATGGGCATCTTGATTGTGTTATCACCTATGCGTAACACCAAGGCCGGTGAGTTAAAACTTTCCAAGAAAATCAAAGGAATAAAGTGATAGTCAGGATCTGCTGGATTAGAGTTGTCTAGTATGGCAAACCTCATGTCATCTACCTCTTCAGGTAAATGGTCAAGGTCGTAGTGTTGGTTGTCTAGTGTTAGTATTCGCATAGTTGTATATTACAGTATTTTGTAGTGGAAGTCAAGCCCAGTTAGATGTTTGTTGAACAAGAAGATCAAAAAACTTTTTATGTGCGCTAGGAGGATTGTGATTGATTATTCTAGTGCCAATCCCGTCGGGCATGTCCCACGGTTGAGGGCCTTGCCAGCTTGCAAATTCAGACCAATCATAATAAAACAGCGGGCCAGGAATAAACAAATAAGGTACACCGGCTTTGACTAGCTCGCGCAGACCGTCTCTAATGATGTAATAGTTGCGCCGATCTTCAATGTCAAAATTGTGTATGTCACGGAGGTACCATTTAACAGTTGCCTGTTGCGCAGAATCTAAATTGGTATAACTGTGCTCAATTACATTGTTTAGTGTATCACTTACAATGCAGGCATGATCAGCATTGACCCACCGTTCACTGGCAGCATGATATCCTTGGTAATGAATCAAATCCAATCTAATGGGCAAATTTTGTTTATACCCTAAATCTGGCACTTCAATGCGATCGCTACTTGTTGCTCCTACTATGACATAGTCTGCACAATCTTGTATGGCACGTTCTATCTGTAAGTGTATGCAGAAGTTGGTTGCACCTGGGCGAGCCAGATTTACATGTTGCCACCCACGATGATCAGCATACTGATCTAAAAAACTTGGCTGTTCAGGATATCGTGTATCTGAACTCATAAAACTGCAACCCAGTGAGTACACAGTTGTCATTTGATCTTCATCCACTCTAGTTTTTCTACTGAGAAAGGATAGTTGGCTTCTTTGTAGAATTGTTTACGCTTGGTCAAATGACGTTTGGCAAACTTGCAAGTTGATGTTATGTCCCAGATCTGAACATGGTCTTTATCTTCTGCTTTACGTATGCCGCGACCAATTGACTGTATAACACGCACAAAGCTCTTGCCCGGCTCAATCAGTACTAGATTAAAAATGCGTGGAATGTTAATACCCACAGCAGCCACACCATACGTTGCCACAATGATCTTACCTGTTGCTTCAGCCACTTCATCATATTCATCTTGTCTGGCTTTTGCTTTGGTTGCCCCGGATACAAACACAGCACCGTCACCTAGTCGTTCTACCAGTTGTCTGCCACATTCGGTTCTGTCTACCAGCACAAGTGTGTTGCCTGTTTCGTTAACTCTGCGCACAAGGTCCGCCATGGTATCTAATCTACCTGATTCCTCAAGCAAGTATTTGAGTTCACTTTGATAGTTTGAATATTCCACATGGTCAACTAACTGCACAATGTTAACGTGACACTGTGCCAACACGCCACGATCCTGTAGTTCACTTGCTGACAGTTTGCTAACAACAGGGCCTAGTCCAACCAACAAGGCCTGGCTTTCAAACTTCTCTTTAGGTATGGTTCCTGTCAATCCCCATCGAATTGGCACTCTAGACATGATGCCTGTCAGTAGAGTTTTAAGTGCGTCTGCTTTGGCCATGTGTACTTCATCCACAATAACACAAACTACATCTTCCATGAAGTCTTGTATGGTAAATTTTGCTGTACCATCTTTGGAATCTTTAAGCAAGTTGTTTAGACTTTGCCAAGTGCAGATGGTATGTGTCTTGCCGTAGTCTTTGCGATCACCAAAGTACACACCCACATCCAGACCCAAGTTAACATAGTCCTTTTCTGTTTGTGTTACCAAACTCTTGTTGGGCACAATAACAATACTACGCCCATAAGGTTGTACGTTCCAACTCAGGGCCGCTGTCATAATAGTTTTACCTGCGCCTGTGGCCACTTCCTGTATGCATTGTGGATTTTGCAGGTAGTTGTTGATGATCTCTACTTGGTAGTCTCGCAACACAATGGGTTGACCTTCTTGTGGATGTCCTTTGGGCCACATTGTATTAGCAAATGTATCTTCCCGCATCTCATCAAACTCAAAGGTAGTTGAGTACTCACGTTGGTCATCCAGTTCAATATCGTAGTTGTACTGCTCCAAGATAGGAATGATCTCTGGCAACAGATTAGTGTAGGTACTACCACCAAGTTGGAAGTAGGCAATCTTGCCATCCCATCTACCTAGTCTCACTGCAGGCAAATACCTAGCTGCCGGATTCTCATACTTGAATGTGTTAACTAGTTTTTTACGCACATCCAAATCAAGTCCCTCTAGTTTGACATTGACCTCATCGCGTATTTGTATTGTGCATTGTTTCATGTTAGTAGTATATACTTATTGCAAGCAAAAGTCAAAAAGACAGGCACCTTTTTTAAGGGTACCTGTCGTAAAACCCAGGCCGGAGCCAACCTACTCCTGGGAAAAAAGGAAACAAAATGAACTAACCAACTACCACGCGAAAACCTTGTTCCAGTTGTTCGTCTGCTTCATACCGGGTATCCACAGCAAACAAAAACAACTCACCATCATAAATCTTGTACATTTGGCACTCCCAATTAATAAGTTTCTTTTACAAAATTGTATTGATCCGCAGGCCACTTGGCTTTGAACTCTTCTGACTTGACATACTCGTTGTATGCTTTGGCATCAAAAAACATCTTGTGGAACACCGAATTAACTTGTCCTTTAACAGTTACCGTTAGGTAAATGGATTTTGCTTTGCCTGCCATGTTAGGCACTCTTCATGCAAGTGGTCTCACTCATGCGCTTCCAATTGTTAGGGAAGCTCTTGCGCAAGTCTGCAATCTTGAGCGCCATGCGCAAGGATACCTCACGTAGGCGTTCTTTGTTGACATGCATAAAGTCAATAATGTCATCTTGTGCATACTCGTTAAAGTCGTAGTCTGCAAACAACACGCCATCTTTGGCAATCTGTTTGATGCGCAACAACTTGTCACGCATGGTGTCTAAGGTCAAGTCCAGGTAGTGGCAACGACTTTGGAGGGCGTCCAAGTGGTCACGCAACTTTTGGCTTTTCATTTTGTCAAACTTTAAGTTTGTAATAAAGATGACACTGCCTTTAAACTCAAAACGGTCTGGGATACCTTCTCTGCGCAAGGCACTGCTCTCTGACAACCAGGAGATCACACGCTTCTTGCCGGAGTCCAAGGCACCCTTGAGCAGGTTAAGAGCAACGTCATCTAACAAGATGCTGTCACAGTCGTCAAATACTACAACACTGTTGGCGTCACTGTATTTGTACAGAGTCTGGTACAGGCCAATGGGAGTGGCACTGCCCTTAACTACCTCTGCGCGGAGTCGCTTGCCTGCCAACTTGTCAAACAAGCAGGCTTTCTCAATCTCTGTCTCAACGCCGTAGCTCTTGCCTACGCCTGGAGGGCCGCTCACAATCATAGCACGAATGTCACCTGACACGGTGGCCTTTGTCATCTCGTGCAAGATGTCAAACCGCTCACGGATACGATCCATGGCCTCGTCATCTGTCTCGACTACTGTGGGCTTCTCAAAATGTACTGTATTGTCTTGCACGGCATCTCCTGTTACATATTCAAAATTTTGGATGGAATCTACCTTGATACGCACGGTATCCGGGCAGTTGGGAAAGTTACCATCATTCTTGACAGTAACATAATTGCCTTTGGCGCCAGAGGCATAGCCTGACACTAAAGTAAAAGCAATATTGCGGACGGGTTTGTTACGATACTCACCCTTGATGATACGAATGGCACTCATGGTTGGCTCCTTGTTGTGCGTTAAAATTAAATTATAGCAGAAGTTGAATTAAGCGTCAACCTTAACAGCCTCAATTCCAAACTGTTCGAGCAACACGGCTCGGCAGGCATCTACGGTGCGTTTGGTTACCACTACCTTGCCGCCCATGAATCCCACATAGAGATGTCTGTGTGCTACAAACTTGATCTCACCGTCTGCACCTGTATGTTTTTGTCGAGCGGTAGGCTCGGTTGTCACTGTCTTAGCAGGTGCCTTTGTGGGCTTTTCTGCTTTGGCAGGCACTGCCGCAGGCATTGGTGCTACCGACTTAGGTGCGGCATTGACAAATCCATGTTTCTTGTCATACTTGGCAATCTCTGCTGGGGTCTTGCCCCAGGTAGCTAACAGACGTTTGACTTCTGTTCCGGGCAATTGGTTCCAATGGATGATTTTGTCAGTCCAGTTTTGCATTGTTGGCTCCTTTTTAATTACTATACAAGTATTATAGCAGTTTGGGAATTATTGGTCAACTGGGGCAAACATCCGGCTACCCTGCACCATGAATACCCTGAAAGCTGCCATGGTTTTTTCGCTGTAGACCATTGCACCATTCTGCTGAATGTCTTGCAAGAGTTCTAAAAATCCCATGCCCAAAAACTCTTGTTCTTTGTTGAGTTGGGCAATCGCTGTGGCTATCTGCATTTCTGGCTCCTTTTTAATTACTATACAAGTATTATAGCAGTTTGGGAATTATCGGTCAAATGGTAAAATGTGGCTTTTTTACAACAAAACTGCTTATTTTTTAAGCACTTCGTAAAAACGCTGGTTAATAATGTCCATTTCCTCTTTGGAAACGTAGAAATCTGTAGTGGGATCATAGTAGGCACCCTCTTTGTTGTCATAATACAACACTTGGCCTGAGAAGTTGAACGGGCCTTCAAGTCCCTTGCGTGGCTCGTACTTGGTACGCATCATGTCTGTAGTGTCAACAACCTTGTAACCCATTTTGGACTCCTTATTTCTTACAATACTTCTATTGTAGCAAAATGGGGAATTATTGGTCAACCTTTTTAGCGCCAAAGGTCTTGTACTACTTTGTCGTTAATTTCGTGGGGTTTGGGTTTGCCATGAAAAACTAATACTGAAGTACTATCTGGAATTTGTGTGCCTTGGCCGGGGATTTTGTGGCGTCTAGTGTTAAAATCGTAGCCACCATCTAGACATTGCCAGCGCCAACTTTGCATTTGACTGTCTTCAAAATATCTAATTCTGTTGTGTCCAAGAACAGCATTTAAATAATCCTGATCACCTGGGTATTGTCGTGTGGTATTGAGAATATTGGTACAACTAAAATCATCCCACACCCAACTCAGATGTTTGACATTCCACCACATCACACTGCTGTTTAATGTTGAGTAGCCTGGACGTTGTAGGTGTTTAAAGTCTCTGATACCCCAAAGACAATTTGTGTCTAGTTGTGTTATCCAACTTATGTCTTTTACTATTACAGTATCAAGATCAAAATACAGCAAGTTACCTTCGTGATGCGCAGGATTGAATACCTGTAGTTTGTGCCACCATGATCGTTTTGGTCCAGCAACGTCTGGCCAATCTTCTAGTATGTGTTTGATTAGGTAAGGCGGCACTGAACGATCGTGTTCTGTGTACACGTGAAGATTTATGCCTTGCGGTATGTTGCGACTCAACATATTGTAAAGTCGTTCTACATAGGTCCAATCGTACCCAGTGCTGTGAATTACACAGGCGCAGTCTACAATCTGATTGTGGCGATGTTTGCTCATGTCCAGTAAGGATATTGCCGCAGTACTGAATTAACTTGTTCAGGATAGTCTGGCATGGGCACATGTACTGTTACTGTTTTATGATTGATCGCCGCACCTGTGTCTAGGCGATGAAAACTTTCCAGCATTTGATCAGCGTCACGTGCTTGGGTTTCAATGCAACTCCAGGCTTTGCTTTTGATAACCTCATCATTGCCCATCCATCCCCAATGCCACCCAGCATTAACAGGAAACGGAACGCAGTGAATTCTGTCTTTGCGTTTTTGTGCGTGTCCTACCCCAGCACCAAGACCTTTGTACAGTTTGCATGGATCTTCAAACATGTGTTTTTTAGCCACAACGTTTCCTGCCCATTTTCGTTCTAGCTTTTGATCAAATCTGTAAATGTACATTTCTAATGTGCAAGTCACCGGCTGATGTGCAGTTTCCACAAGATTAAAAATATCAGGCACTAGTTTGGGATTTAAAACTTCATCAAGGTCGCTGTGCATGATAATATCATTGTCGTTGCAGTCTGCGTATCCAGGGCGCAATGCGGCTCTTTGCCCATTTTCAATATCCCAATTGCTCCAGGTTTCGGGAATGTCAAGTTTTATTACTTGTAGTCTATTGCCCCATTTGGTATAACGATCAATGTTTTCTGACAGGTAGTAGGGTTTTGGCCTACCACTCATGGTACGGTTGCCTTCACAAATTATCCATCGGTCAACGTAGTCTTTGGTTAACTCTAACCTAATGTCCAACATGTCAAACTCGTTGTTAAAAAGTGTGGTGTCAACTATCATGTTAAAATTTATAAATTATTTGGTAAGCATCATAAATGGGTTGAATATTTTTTTCAGACAAGTATTCAACAATTCTACGACCTTTTCCAGTGCGGGTGTTGTTGCTTAAGAATCTAGCATTGTCATCAATGGCCACAACAGCCCCTGGCTTTAAATGTGGCTCAATGATTAGGAATTCTTTTAAATGATGTTCTGCGCTGTCATGATCGTTGTTCCATTTAACATCCCAACTGTCAAGGTAAAACAAATCGACTTGGTCAAGATTGGACTGAGTGGCCAGCCAAGACACACTGTCACTACACGAAACAACAAACGCCGAACTGGTAATTGCAGTGCGAGCATTGCCACACGCTTCAGGATCAATGTCTACAGATCTAACAGATCCTTTGTTGTGCTCTACAAACTCCACAAACAGTCGTGCGCTTTGCCCATCTTTCCAGTTGCCTGGATTGCGCATGGTGCCTGTTTCTATAATATGGTATTCGGGGTGTTGCAAACTTTCAAGGTATGCAAAAATCATGTTAAACCCATCAGCCCGGCAATAGAGTCCTTCGTGTAACCCTCGCTTGGCACCGCTGGTATTGGAATTCAATAGATCAAAATAGTTATCGCGATAGTGTTTAAGCCATGTCATATGGATATTTAAGTTAGCAAGCCGCACTGGCTTCAAATTCAGGCAGGCTTGCTAACCAACCAGCAACGGCCAGCACGGCGTACTTTAATGTTGCGCTCTTTAAAGAATTCCCAAACTGCTTGTTGCACTCCCGGGTGCCCTTTTGTATAGTCGTCGCCAGCAAACATTGAACCAGGCTTGAGTTTAGGCCACCATGCACGAAGATCTTGTATCACACATTCGTATGTGTGCCCGGCATCAACGTAACAAAAATCAACAGAGTTGTCTTTGAATTGTTTAGCCGCTTCCCAACTTAAACTTTGCACAGGAGTCACTAGATGTTGAATAGGACGTATGTTTGCAAAGAAGATTTCTTCCAATTTATCGGCACGGTCGGCAAGTTCTATACCACCATCCCAGGTATCGACACAGTAAAACTTGCCTAGTTTGTCTTTAGCTAAAAGTTCAACAACACAATAAGCCGCACTCTTACCAGTCCAGGAGCCCAGTTCAACCCAAGTGCCTCCAGTAGGAAATTGATCTAGCACAATGTCCAACATCACTGTGTTTTTGTGGCTCATAAAACCATCTATGGTTTGATAAAAGTGATTCATTTTGTATTTACCGTTATATTAGTCTATAAATATTAGCATGAAAATTGTACTTGTAACAGGTGGGTTTGACCCCATACACTCCGGACATCTTGCCTACTTTCAGGCAGCAAAAAAACTAGGAGACAAACTCATAGTTGGACTCAATTCAGACGAATGGCTTAGTCGTAAAAAAGGCAGGCCATTTATGCCTATGAATGAGAGATTCGAATTGGTCAATGCATTGAAGATTGTGGATGAAGTTGTTGTTTATAACGATGATGATGGGTCAAGTTGTGATGCTATTCGACTGCTGAAAACACGTTATCCTAACGATCAAATTGTGTTTGCCAACGGTGGCGATCGCACAAAGGATAACATTCCTGAAATGGTCATTGATGATGTGGAGTTTGTGTTCGGAGTAGGCGGCGAAAACAAAATGAACTCCAGTTCGTGGATACTGGAAGACTGGAAAAAACCCAAGACTGGTCGTGCCTGGGGATACTATCGTGTGCTACACGAAGTTGGGGCAAATACCAAACTCAAAGAGCTCACAGTAGCACCCAAGACTTGTTTAAGTATGCAACGACATGATCGACGTGCTGAGTTTTGGTTTGTGGCAGAAGGCGAAGCCGCAGTGTACACTTTGGATAATTCCAGTGACCACGATCTTGTTGGTCATTTCGGAGTGCATGAGCATATTTGGATTGCCAAAAATCAGTGGCACATGCTGTGCAACGAAACTGATCAACCTCTTCGACTAATCGAAATTCAGTTTGGCGAGAACTGTGTGGAAGAAGACATCGAGCGCCGATGAAAGCCATTCCAATTTACGTTGGGTATGATCCAAGAGAGGCTGTTGCTTTTCATACCTGTGCTAACTCAATCATAAGACATGCATCAAAGCCTGTGGCTATTATTCCTGTGGCCTTGAACTTGTTTCGAGACTACGAAGAAACACACACTGATGGCAGCAATCACTTTATCTATACTCGTTTCCTTGTGCCTCACCTGCAAGAATACACAGGTTGGGCAGTCTTCATTGACGGCGACATGATTGTACGTGATGATATTGTGAAGTTATGGGAATTACAAAATCCCTATATGGATGTGATGGTAGTCAAGCATGATTACCAAACACGCATGCCTGTAAAATATCTAGGAGCACGAAATGAAAACTATCCTCGAAAAAATTGGTCTAGTGTTATTCTGTGGAATTGTAATAGCTTTCCTAACAGGCAACTTACTCCCCAGTTCGTCCAAAAATCCACAGGCAGTGAGCTCCACCGCTTCTCGTGGTTAGATGATGCTCGCATAGGTGAATTGCCGCCTGAATGGAATTGGCTACCCGACGAATACGGTCCTAATCCAGATGCCAAATTGCTACACTATACACTAGGCACACCTTGCTTTCATGAGTTTGCTACTACACCGCAAGGCGAAGAGTGGCACAAAGAACACATGCTCACAGATTACTGTCTACAAAGAGATATCATATGACCAAGTTTATTTTCCTTAGCAAAGGCAACCAGGATGAGTACATCAACATGCTGGCCAAAAGTGCCGGGCAAGAGCCTACTGACACAGACTTTTTTGACTACAAATATGATGTACTAATGGACGGGATGACTCCGGTCATGCGTGGCATCCTCAAGTATAAAATTATGAAAAAGTGCCTAGAAGGTCACAATGATTTTTACTATGTGGATTCTGGTTATGTGGGCAACAACATCAGTAGCCTCAATCGCATGGGTAATAAACTTTATCATCGCATTGTTCGTAATGATTTACAACACAAAACAATTGTGCCAAGGCCTGCTGACAGATGGCAATCATTAGGTGTCAATTTGCAACCAAGAAAGTTTGGTAGAAAAATTATTGTGGCAGCACCTGACGAAAAACCCTGCAGGTATTACGGTATTGATCAACAACAATGGGTTGAGCAAACTGTTGCTGAATTAAAAAAATACACAGATCGTCCCGTTGAAATTAGACACCGAGCACCTAAACGAATTGATCGTGTGACTACTGCGCCGTTGCATCAAGTGCTGGCCAATGATGTACATGCTTTGGTTACATTCAATAGTGTTGCGGCAGTAGAGGCAATATTTGCTGGTGTGCCTGCATTTGTTTTGGCTCCTAGCCATGTGGCAGAACCAGTGGCCAGCAAGGATTTGAGTCTGATCGAAAATCCAGTCTGGGCCAACCGAGACACGCTGGATGCATGGTGCCACAGCATGGCTTATGGACAATATCACGTGAGAGAATTGCGTGATGGTACCGCTTTTAGAATGATGCAAGAACAATGAAAGTAGTAAGTTATATTGCCACGTTGCCAAGAAAAGAACAGTACACCTCTGAAGAAAGCCTAAGGGCTGCTACAGACAAACTTAATACTTTGAAGTTTTTTGTTCAAGGTGTACAGGCCTGTGGTGATGAAGGAGTCATCGTTGACGACTTTAACTATCAGCCTAGTGATGTAGCAGTGATACTGGGCTGGGTACACGAGCATGGCAAAAGTGCTCCGCACCTGCAACTGAGACAACAAATACTAGATGGCCAGCGAGGCCACAATGGCCGCACTGTGATTGCTGACAGCAATCTTTTCCTGTACAAAGACAAAACCAATCCTGGTTACTGGTTGCGCTACAGTTTTGATGGTGTGTTCCCAAACACTGGCAATTACTGTGATACTGCACCCGACCCAGGTCGTTGGCTGGCTGTACAACAAAATCTCAACATAAATCTGCGACCTTGGCGCACACAAGGCAACCACATCCTATTGTGTTTGCAACGCGACGGTGGATGGAGCATGGGCGGATTTGAAGTAATAGACTGGGCCATGCACACCATAATGCAATTACGTCGCTATACCAAAAGACCCATACGCATACGTGCGCACCCTGGCGACAAACGAGCCAAGAAGTATTGCGACCGATTGATGAAGCTGTGTATCGGCCGCAGACTACTCAATGTTGAACTCAGCGCACCCGACACCTCGCTGGAACAAGATTTGAAAAATTGCTGGGCCGTGGTCAATCACAATTCAAGTCCTGCTGTGGGTGCGGCCATAGAAGGCATCCCTGTTTTTGTAACAGACCCGGAACGTAGTCAAGCTCGAGAAATAGCAGAAACCAGACTTGACAAAATTGAAACTCCGTTCATGCCCGATCGATCTGCATGGGCACAACGAATCAGTCAATTTCACTGGAGCCATCATGAACTTAGAGATGGTACAGCATGGGCACATATGAGAAAGTTTGTAGAAAAATGATAGAAATTATAACCAGTTTTGATAAACGTTACTACGATCTTATTGGCAAAGATTGTGTATCTAGCTTTTTGGAATTATGGGATCCGCAATTCACCTTTACCTGTTATACAGAAGGTTTTCAATTGGATCCACATGAGAGAATCAAACAAATTGACTTTGATCACAAAGTTGACCCGGCGTATACACGATTGCAAGCAGATACCGAGTACGGTGTGCAGGTTAAAAAATTCAGTAAAAAAGCATTTAGCTTTATACATGCTATGTATCACAGCACTGCAGATTGGATCTTGTGGCTAGATGCTGATGTTGTTACAATAAAGTCGCCTCCAGCCCATGTAATATTGGACTGCATGCGATCAGAAGATCTTGCCATGTACATGGGAGTAACCTATACTCAAGATAAGTCAGGCAATCCTGGATCATGGTTGGTGCCCGAAACAGGTGTGTTTGCCGTAAACACCCAGCACAAAAAGTTTAATGCGTTTAGAAACGAGTATCGTAGACGCTATGTTGAACGTGATCATGCGGACCTGCGCAGATTCTACGACAATGATGTGTTTGGTGCCGCAATCAATCTTGCTGACGCACCAGTGTATGATTTGTGTGAAGGATTTGCCAAGCCTTACAAAACACCCTTGCCACACACAGTACTAGGTGAGTATCTTATACACTACAAGGCCAAGCACAGCAAGGCTGAATATCAAGCAGACCAATAACCTTCTGTGCGTGGTTGTATAAGATCCTTGGCCATGCTACGTCCAGTTTCTTTTCGCTTGCCTTTGAGATGGTCAAGGTAAGCACCCCAAGCAGTGTTGATCAGCGGGTGTCCTTCGCCTTTGATCAATCCTGCACTCCAGTTTAGTTGACGCCATTTAGGGTGCGTGGCTTGCACTTCGTTACGAGTTTCATCAAACACCCAGCAGTCGTTCCACTCAGCCATGGTCATAAGACGTCCTGAATCATAGGCCAATTGAAACTCTTTGAGCCACGCTAGTGTAACAGTATCCCGTAGGTTCATACCGTACAGGCCGCATTCACTAAACTTGCGTTCACGACCTAGGTATGCCAGGCCAATCTTGGGCGGCATTTGACTGGTAATAAATTCTTCAGTAATAGGTGTGTGGCACACCATGTCTGCATCCATCCAAAATAGTACATCAGCGTCACAATTGGCCGCAGAGTGAAACACTGAATATGTTTTGTGACTGAATCTAATAGCGTCCCAACGAAAACCCATGCCTGGTGCTTTGCCTTTACGGTCTGCTGGACCAGTTGCTACCAAGCCACGAGCACGTGGATCATTACCCCAACGCTGTTTGAATGCTACAATTTCAGGACTCACAGCATGCAAATCTCTAACATGCAGATTTGGTGCGATTTGCCGTATTGCACAGTCTTCAGTGTAAACGTATAGATCAATTTCTTTGGGCCAGTTTTGCAAGAACGTGTCAATCATGCGACTGGCATAGCGGTCATACCCGCTGGCATTGAATGTTGTGACAACTGCATATTTCATTTGGGTATCCATATTGTGTTTGTTTTGCTTTTGACCAGGGCAGGCTCATAAGGGCCACACAAGTCATTTAACCATTGTTGATGTTGATCTCGCTTGCCATTGTCTTCCAACAGCAACCAAGGTCTGTTGCGACGAATTGTTTCGCGACTGCCTTCTAACACAGCATCTTCAAATCCTTCAACGTCAATCTTGATCCAATCTACACGGTCAAAGTTGTACTGATCCAGCGTAACTAATGTACAGTCAAAATTTTCATATTCAGGATCATCTGAGTATTCTGTTACTTGTTGGCTTTGCCCACATTTCAAAGTTTTCATGCTAAACTTAGCAGTCTGTGGCTGATTGCTTATGCCTAAGCAGTGGAGTTCAACATTGTTGTAGTTTTCTAAATTTTTCTCCAGCACTTCAAAATTCTTAGGAACAGGCTCAAAGCATATCACACGTTCAAACAGTTCTGCCGAAGGTTTGGCAAAGATCCCAATGTTGGCACCGATGTCGATCATGGTACGCTTGCGAGGTATGTTCTGATAAACGTAATATCGATATCGTTGTTGGTAATGTACGTCCACAACGTCTTGCAAGCGTTCACTGAAGAAACCATTGAGCGGTTCGGACGAATACCAGTGTGAGTTTATTTTGTGCATATATAACTATTTAATCACAATGAAGATCAGTCTGTTTAATAATTTTGGTGCCAAAAACTCAGTGCCAGTTTTTCAAGCTATTGCTCAGGGACTGGTTGCCCAAGGACACACTGTAGTATATCACGACCTTACAGCGGATGTGGCTGTGATATGGAGTATGCTGTGGACAGGGCGTATGCGTCCCAATCAAGAAGTTTACGAAGCATTTAGGCGTCAGGGCAAGCCAGTAATTGTTGCCGAAGTTGGCATGATACAGAGAGGACAAACTTGGAAGATCGGCGTTAACGGTACTGGTGTTGGCAGTTATAACTTCAATAATCTCGTTGCCAATCGTGCGGCTACCCTTGGTCTTGGCCTTAAGCCTTGGCGTTCTGGCGCAAACATTGTGATAGCCATGCAACGACATGACAGTCAGCAATGGGCAGGATTGCCCGGCGTGAACACATGGTTGGCCAATGTTGTAAAAGAAATCAAACAACACAGCAATCGCCCCATTGTAATTCGTCCTCACCCCCGAGGAACTTGTCCAATGCCACAAGGGTGTTTGATCGACAAGCCTAAATTTACATTTGGCAGCTACGATGACTTTGATTTTGATCGAGTGTTAAGTAGTGCTCACTGTGTGCTAAATTGGAACTCGGGGCCGGGTCCGCAAGCATTGATGGCAGGTGTGCCTGTGTTTGTGGGTCCAGACAGTTTGGCCAGCACTGTTGCCAACTGGGACTTATCACAAATAGAAAATCCTCCACGCCCTGATCGCAGTGTATGGCTAGAACAACTGGC